GATGGTCCCACAAGAGCGCAGGAGCGAAAGTTTCTAAGTTCTGTGGTTCAACCTAAATATCAGAAAAACCCATACACGCCTCCTGGAGGATTAACCTCAAGACTTGAGCGTGTGGCTAGAAATGATAGAGAGATTATGGTACGAGTTAACGGGGAATATCGCCCAAAATGGGTGGATATTATGGACTACGTGTTGCAGAGGAAAGGGTTAACTCCAGACGGGGTTAAAGCCTTGGATTCACACGTGGAGAAAATGTTGTTGAAAACGAAGACATCAAGGTTTTGTATGTTTCCTGAGGTCCGAAAGGCTCTCGGTTCATTCGAACTGTTTCTTGATGATGTGTCTCTAGATTACGACGAGAGCCTGTCGGCTCTTGACGACCGATCCGTGGATCATCATATTTATTTCAAACGTGCTACTACTGGGAAACCAGTTGATCAGGTTACAGATAAGTATATCCGCGCACACGATCGGGACTGGCGTTCAGACACTATTGGAACGATCTACTACGACCAAGGACCTGGGTTAAAGTTTAGGGCTTTCGCAGCTCCTAATCTGGTTATCCAGTCCGCTTTGGAACCTTTAAAAGATGATTTACTGAATTTCCTAAGAAACCACCCGAGGGATTGTACGTATGATCAATCAAAAGGAGTAGAGGTCGCGCAATCATGGTTGAAAGGTGGACTTCATGTTCATTCTGTTGATCTCTCTGATGCGACTAATAATTTTCCGCTCAGCTTCACCATGCAGTACTTACGCTTTCTAGGTAGGTACCCTAAAACAACATTGGACTTATTTGAAAAGGCATCGACAGCCGCTTACTCCCTTAATTGGGATGCACGGTCTGATAGTGGCGCACGTATGACCACCGTTAGATGGGATAAGGGCCAGCCCTTGGGTTTGGGTCCGTCCTTCGCTGCGTTTGCGGTTTCGCATCATGCGTTGCTAGAAATAGCTATTCATAATGTTCGGCTTAGTACAGGTAAGGATGTTTCTCAGTTGTATATGATTCTAGGTGATGATTTTATAGTTGCCGATGATGATTTACATAATGAGTACCGTAGTTTGTTAAAGATTCTAGATTGTCCAATCTCCCAGGGGAAATGTATATCTAGTTCTGTCTTGGCCGAGTTTGGCGGCAAAATTATATTGAAGGACCAGTTGTTTCATGGTTTTAAGTATAAAGATATAACCAATCGTAGCTGTATGGATGTTGTTCGAACGTTGGGACCCCAAGCTCTGAATAGGGCTTTCCTGACCTCTGATCAATACCGAGGTGTCAGTGCTATTGCGTCGTTACCTGAGCCTTACGGCCTAGGTTGGAATCCCCAAGGTATTCCCTTGTCGGTTAGATACTCTGTACTGCTCGATCTCCAGGAGGTTTTAAAACCTCGGGAACCGATATACACCAATCGGACAAGAGTGATTGACTTAGTTAATTATAATAGCAATCTTAGCCACTATAAAACGTTAGCTATGTTACACGCCGATGGGATACTCCCGTCTAAGCTTACGCATAGTTACGCCTCTGACATTGTACTCAAGCCTTGTGCTAAGGTATATTTCGAAGTTGATAGAATTGTCATCTTTTCCCACACAGATCCATCGAGTGGGAGACAAGAGCCAAATGAGTCTAGGGGATTTCAGCTTTTTCCATCAAAGGACATTGTCCGAGATAGAATAGTTCTCAAAAACTCGCTAGTAGGGCCGCGTAGACCGGGTCTTATGTTCTCCATTAAAGATTTATTGGAAACTAATTTTAACTACGATCCAATCACTGTGCAGGCGGAAGTGGTTTCGGGAGATCCGAGACCAGAACCTGAGTACCTTAAACAAGTGCGAAAGGTAGAACGGGTAATCAATATTGCGTATAATAAGTATCTTTATGCTTTGGCGGTCCCACTTCCTATGGATGAACCAATACCACCTGAAGCTGAAAAGCATTGGGTGGAGGAGTTAGATCTTGGGGTTGTGTTTACGCCTCGGGTTTATCCTCCTATTGTAGATGAACCAATCGTTGTTGAGAGGGTTGAGATTGTATCAATACCTGACCAAGTTGTTATCAGTCAAGATGATGATGATGATGATGATGATAGGTTTCGAATGTAAGTAGAAGTATCTGTACTTTACACTGAAGTATATTGCTGTCTATACCCTACTCAATTAGAGAGGGTAAACAAGGAGAGGAATCTCCCTCACAGATCATCG